GGAGTTCATGCAGTCGATAACAAGGATATATTGAATGCTGACGGTGTTGAAGAGGAAGCAATAGGACAAAAATATTTGGAAAAACACAATAATTGGCCTGCCGAAAGATGGATTCAAACATCTTACAATACTAAGGGTGGAAAACATTACGATAATAAGACTGGAGAATTATCAGCGGATCAGTCTAAAGCTTTAAGAGGAAACTTCGCTGGCATAGGCTACACTTGGGATGCAGATAATAATATATTCTATGGTAAAAAACCTGAGCCGACTTGGGTATTAAATACTACAACAGGATCGTGGCAATCTCCAATCGGAGATGCACCTAGTCTAAGTGAAGCAGAAAAGACTACCCATCAGTATGATTGGAACGAAGCCAATCAATCTTGGGATAAAATATTAAGGCCGTATTAATATAGACAATCTTAGAAAGATAAGATAAATTATATATAGGGTATATGGAAAAGAAAGTATTATCTGAAATAGCTTTATACTACGGCGATGTTTCGATGCCAAAAGATTGGGAAATAGATCCAATCGAATTAGCTCTCCACATTTTACTATATCAAATACATAACAAAAAATACCCATTCTCAAGAACTTGGGATAAGTTAAATACTTATATCCGTGAGCACATTAGACTTGAATATAATATTAACTTAGTAAATAAAGAAACATGGGGTAATATCTACTCCCCTCATGAAACTACCCTTCCTTTATTAAATGTTGATCCCGTAGATTTAAGAAATTCTCCTGATTATACCTTGTTATATGGGGTGAAGGTTAAAGACTGTAGTGTTCGGATTCATTATGATAATAATAGACGAGCCGGAGGAAGTTGGGATATCCCTTTAAGCAATAATAAATTTATCATGTTTCCTTCTACAAATATGTATTGTATTACAAACAATCAAAAAGATTCCCTTAATTTTATACAAACGATTACCTATGAATTTATCTAATTATTTTTGGTGTTTTAAATCTGCACTCACTCCAAGATTTTGTGATGAGGTTATTAAATATGCTTTAAATCACAAAGAAACAATGGCAATTACAGGAGGTATTGGGCGAGAGAGAAATTTACAAAAACAACCTTTAAACAAAGATGAAATTAGAAATTTAAAACATAAAAGAAATTCAGATTTAGTTTGGCTGGATGAGCCTTGGATTTATAAGGAAATACACCCCTATGTCCAGCAAGCGAATATAAATGCTGGGTGGAATTTTAACTGGGATCGATCTGAATCTTGTCAATTTACAAAGTATAAACTTAATCAATACTATGACTGGCACTGTGATAGTTGGGATAAAGTTTATAAATCTGAAGGTCCAGAGAAGGGTAAAATAAGAAAACTATCCATGACGTGTCAACTCACCGATGGCTCAGAATATAAGGGGGGAGAATTAGAATTTGATTTTAGACAGTATGAGCCACCCCAAAGAGATGAATCTAAACATTTGAGAAAGGCAACTGAAATACTACCCAAAGGTTCTATTATTGTTTTTCCTAGTTTTGTTTGGCATAGAGTTAAGCCCGTAACCCAAGGAGTAAGATATTCACTTGTCGCATGGCATTTGGGATATCCATTTAAGTAATGGATAAAAATGAATATTTTAAAACTCCGATATGGGCAGAAGATAAACCTGAGTTTGTTAAATCATTAAATAAAGCGAGTGATAAATATATTAAAGAAGCCAGAAAAAGAGATAAAAAAATTATTAAAGTTTATAAAGATTTTGGAACATCACACCATTCCACTCCCTTAATAAGAGATAATGATTTTTTAGATTTCAGAAATTACATAGGTCAAAAGTCTTGGGAATTTTTAGACCAACATGGCTACGATATGAGAGAATATATAACTATATTTTCTGACATGTGGGTTCAAGAATTTTCGAAAAAAGGTGGGGGTAGTCATTCGGCTCATATTCATGAGAACCAGCATGTATCAGGATTTTATTTTTTAAAATGTTCTGATAAAACTTCTCATCCTATTTTTCATGATCCAAGAACAGGTGCAAGATCTACTAAATTAAGACTGAAACCAGAATTAACAGGAGTATTTCATGGAACCTCCGTCATTCATTTTAAACCCAAGCCTGGAACTTTAATTATATTTCCAGGATATTTAGAACATGAATATGCTGTTGATCCTGGCAAAGAACCTTTTAGATTTATCCATTGGAACATTACTGCTATCCCTAAGGAGATGGCTAAAAATGGTTAAGGTAGAAGATAATTTTTTAGAAGATAAAGATTTTCAAGCTATAAAAAATACTTTATTAAAAGATGATTTTTTTGATTGGTATTTTAATCACGAAATTGTAAATGATCACCCCAAAGATAATTTACATTTTTTTCAATTTACCCATTTTTTATATCGCAATTATGTTCCTTCACGGTTTTTTAATGTATGTACTCCAATTTTAAAAAAACTTGATGTCAAATCTTTAGTAAGAATAAAAGTTAATCTTAGCCCCTTTTCTACTAAATTAGTTGAGGGTGGATTTCATCGTGATTATGACTTTGATTGTAAGTCAGCTTTATTCTATGTAAATACAAACAACGGTTATACTAAATTTAAGAAAAATAATAAGATAATAAAGTCTGTAGAAAATAGAATGGCGTTGTTTAAAGCCACTGAATTACATACAGGAACAAATACTACGGATCAGAAATGTAGGGTAGCTATTAATTTTGCATATTTTTAATGTCATTTAAAAAAAATAAATACGTCGTAATACGCCAAGCCATCTCAAAAGACATGGCCACCTTTATTTATAATTATTTTTTAATGAAAAAACAGGTTTATGATACCTGTAAAAAAACTCGATACATTTCTCCTTATGAAAAGGTATTAGGTGAATATGAATCTTCGAAGGGCCAAGTCCCCAATACCTATGTTTGCTATGCAGACATTGTTATGGAAACTTTAATGCTGAAGTGTCAGCCCATTATGGAAAAGACTACTGAATTAAAACTACAACCAGCCTATACTTATGCTAGAATATATAAAAAAGGAGACATCTTAAAAAGACATCAAGATAGATTTAGTTGTGAAATATCTACCACCTTATTTTTAGGGGGAAATAAATGGGATTTATATCTAGAACCCTCAGGTAAAAAAGGGGCAAAGGGTATTAGAGTAGATTTAAATCAAGGAGATATGCTGGTTTATAGTGGTTGTGAACTAGAACATTGGAGAAATAAATTTAAAGGTAAGTGTTGTGCACAAGTTTTTTTACATTACAACAATGAGAAAACTAAAGATGAAGTTGTCTCCTTCTAAAGAATAATATATACAGAAGTCTGGCATGGGGGATTTTTCCACCACAAAGATCTTCTGTGCCTACTAGAGAAAGGACAGATGAATATAAATAAAATTATTATTGTTGGTGGAGGGACTGCTGGTTTAACGACAGCCTTAATTCTTAAAACAAGATTTGAGTCTGTTGATATTCAAATTATAAAATCTACTCAGATTGGTATTATAGGAGTGGGAGAAGGCACCACTGAACATTGGTCCGAGTTTATGGCGATGTGTGGTATTACACAAAAAGAATTGGTTTGTGAAACAGATGCCACTTTTAAATTTGGAGTTATGTTTAGAGATTGGACCCCTAAGCCTTATTTTCATTTTGTTGATCGGGATCAAAGATATTTGATAGGACAATATGAGTTGTATTATGCCTATCACATTAGTAAAGGTACTTCGTTTCAGGATATGTTATCACCGCTTATGTGGAATAATCGTGTGGCTCCCGATTCGCAAGTTAATCAATATCATTTTAATACTTTAAAACTAAATGATTTTTTAGTTAAAAAGTGTAAAGAAAAGAAAATAAAATTCACGGAAGATATTATTGAGGATGTTAAGGTCACCGATAAAATAGAAAATTTAAAAGGACAGAAACAAACTTACTCGGCAGATTTTTACATTGATTGTACCGGATTTAAGAAACTTTTAATTTCTAAACTCAATGCTAAATGGAAGTCTTTTCATCTTTTACTGAATGAAGCTATTGCCTTTCAAACTCCCGATACTAAGAATTATAATTGCTGGACCTTAGCCCAAGCGATGGATGCCGGCTGGATGTGGAGAATACCTACTTATGGGCGATGGGGGAATGGGTATGTCTATAATAATAATTATATTAATAAGGATCAGGCTAAAGCAGAAATAGAAAAAACTTTAGGTCACAATATTGAGGTTGCAAAGAATATTAAATTTCAAGACGGTGCTTTAGATAAATGTTGGGTTAAGAATTGTGCTGCTATTGGATTAAGTGCTATTTTTGCAGAGCCTTTGGAGGCTAGTTCAATTAGTGTTTCATTACATCAAGCTTTTTTGTTATGTGATTATCTTAATAATTATAGCGAGAAAACTATTATAAAATATAATGAGGAATGGTCTTTGATTTGTAGTAATGTCAGAAACTTTATAGCTATTCATTATTTAGTAAATAAAAATACTCCGTTTTGGAAAAATGAAACAGTAACTTTTAGTCCAGAATTTAAAGAACAACTTGAATATTGGAAACATCATTTACCTGTTGTACGAGATTTTCAAGAGGCCTTTTTATTATTTCGTAATTGTAATTTTATCTTAATACTTTATGGTATAGATTATTTTAATCGTAAAGCCATTACTCAGGAGTTTAAGTCTTATCCTTTTTACTTACAAACAGGCATGCAACAGAAGTATAAAATGTATCGAGAAAGAAAACTATATAATTTATTTAATCACAAAGATTATCTAACTCGGATTCGAAAATGACCCCTAAATCTCTTTGATAAATGGCCAATGCTAAACATCCCTAAGTAGTTGATATGTAGCCAGATATAGTATAATTTGTCCTAAAACGGATTTTCT